ACGGTGCGCCAATCGATGATCGATGCCGAGCAACGGAACCAGATCGCCATCAGCGAAGCTTGGTTAGACCAGTTGCTGTCCTCGCGCGTCTCAAGTCCCGAGCGTTCCCAGAACGTGAACCCTTCGCCGTTGTCCATGTCCTGAATACTGGTCTGGATGAAATAGTTGTCCTTGTCGACCAAGTACGGCGTTTCGATCACTTCCGGCAACGCGCCAGTTGCACGCAGCACGTTGATATTGTTGGTCTGCGCATTCCACTGCAGCGGCGAACCAAGAATGCGGCGCGTCTCCGGTCCGCTTTCAGGCGACAGGATCACGCACTTCGGCAAGCCATTGATGAGGAAGCCACGACCATTGCGCAGGTAGCCGATTTGGATGACAGCGTTTTCAAACGCCAGTTCGGACACATTGGCTGCAACCAGAAGATTGGACTGCAAGCCGGATGCTGTGGGATGCGATGCTGACCCAAGCGGCACGTTGTCTGCACGAAGACCGTTGACAGCATCAACGCAAACCTGCAGCGGGGCGTGGGCGATGTATTCTTCAGTCTGCCGTGCGGAGTAGGCCAGTTCTTTCATCATTCGCGAGCCGACATCTTCATAAAGGTTATCGTCTTTCGCTTCTCGCGATATCGCGACAGCAAGCCCGTAACTGGCGTGCGTGACTTGTGTGCGGTACCCTTCATTGGGAAAATCAAATTCGACTGGGGCCAGTTCTGGTTGCTGAACAGCAAGCCCAAGGCCCGCGCGTTCAGTCATGAATTCTTCGAAAGCTTTTTCCGACGTTTTGCTGTCGAAGAACTCCGTATAAATCGGTCGCAACCGTTCGTAATCCATGCCAAACAAGGCGTAAAGACCGGGCCAATATTGTGAGGGCTGTAATGAACGGTCGATGACCTGCATGGTGATATCGCCTTTTGCGTTCCCAGCCCGCCACGCGGGCGATGTAAGGTACCGGGAACCCTAGCATAATTGTTTTGAAAGTGTCAAAATAAGACTTGACAAACGTATACGAAATTGCAGAGAGGCCAACCCCATGGCGTACACCCATTTTGAAAGTCCCGAACTGCGTTTAGACCTGCAAAAACCAGAGGATTTCAAGAACGTTGCGGAGAAATTGGACCAAGCCGATTTGCATCGCATGGCCCAGTACATCACCGAACTGGTGAAGATTGACGAAACCAGCATGACCGAATGGCTGGGCAAAGCCGAAGGGTACCTAGACAAAGTCGTTTCCGATACGAACGACGCGATGCCGCAAAATCGCGAGCAACAAGGCAGCAACGAAGACGGCCAAAACGCGTCAACTGAAATCATGATGTCAGCTGCTATCCAGTTCACGGCACGACTGACCGGAGCAATTTTAAGCGAACCCGATTTGGTGAAAGCGTCTGAACCCGGTGGTGAAGGGCTTGCTGATTGGATGTCATCGCAATTGCGTACCGTCGACCCTGATTGGGTGAACGATACAGACCCGTTGGCGTTTCACATGGCAATTACAGGGCTATCGTGGCGCAAGCGATGGTTCGATGATCATGACCAGATTTTCCGCACTACGTGGCTGCCGTGCAAAGACGTTATCATTAATGCAAATGCGAAATCGCTAAATCGCGTTCCGCGCATCACGCACAAAATCCAGAAATACCCTTATGAAATTATTCGGTCCATCGAAATGAAACATTGGGTAGACTACGAACCGCGCTTCGACGATATCGATCCGGAAGACCTGCAAGATTTCTATGAAGTCGACATGGGGCTTGATCTTGATGGCGACGGGCAGGACGAACCATATGCGGTAACGATATCGCTTGAAGACATCTCGACTGTCGTCAAAATTGCTCCGCGATGGTCAAAGAAAACCGTTGTTGACAATGACAAGTATTTAATTTTCCGCCCAACGCGCCGCTATTACGCGTATCGCATGATACCTGACCCGAAGGGTAGATTTTTCCCATATGGTTTCGGCTGGTTACTTGAACGCATTCAAGATGCAGCTGACCGGTTGCTGTCTTCAATTGAAGATACCGCAAAATCATCCGCAGAGAATGGCGGTATCGCTGCAATTGGTGGTGTCGGCCTTCCCGACAAGATCGAACTGAAAGGCAACCGGTTGACAACCGTCAACACTGACGGTCGCCCGGTTAGCGATGTTCTTTCGATGTTTCCCGACAAGCAAGTGTCGGCTGGCAGCGTGCAGGTACTCGACAAGATTTTGACGTTAGGCGACCGATTGGTGGGCACGTTGAACATGCTGGAAAACGCACCAGCATCGATGACAGCCACCATGGCACGCGGAATTATCGATAGCGGTTCACAAGTCACTGGTGCAGCACACCGCCGCTTCATTGGCGAGATGACAGAAGAAATGCGTTCCTTCGGTCAACTGGCTGACGACTTAGACCAGTTGCCACCCAACGTTGACGGTAGCGGACCAATCGCAGTATCAGCAGACGCGACCATGGCAACCGAGATGCATCGCAGCGCGACGGCGCAGGTTTATCACGACATGCTGCAAATGCCGATGATTTTCGACCCGAACGAAACTGGGTTGCGTTTTGCCACGACATTGCGACTGCCTAACCCTGACAAGCTGATCAAGCTGATGCCGCCACCACAAATCAGCGATAGCGATAAAGCTGACATCGCGTTGAAGGCAGGCAAAAACGAAATTGACAAGCTTAGAGCAAAGGGCGACATCATTCTGAAAATCGCGCAAGCAATCCAAGCGTTGTCACAAGCTGGCATCAACGCTCAAAATGCCCAACTTGTCGCCATCGAAGTTGACAAGCTGAACCAAGCGATAGCAGAATTGCAGCCAAATGACGCGCCAACATCCCCTGCCAACGGTCCCGGAAGTGCAGGAAGCCCACAAAGTGTTGCAAGCCCTGCGGGAATGGGTGGGTCTGCGCCGGGACCGGGTGGTGGCGGACTTCCTCCATGGCCGTCCAATGGAGCAAGTCCACCAAGGCCAAGCAATGGAGCGGGACCAACTCCACAAATTACTATCCCTCCCGGCAGCCCAGTTCATTGATGAACTCAGGAAAGACATATGAGCTTGTTCGGATACGAAATACCGCACGAACACGTGGAATGCATCGCGGACAAAATCAAAGTCCAAATGCCTTATCCGCCGCGCCGAATTGGCAGCATCTTGACACCTGACAGCTGGCGCGAACTTTCGCAGCACACGCACCAAATGGGCATCGTCCGGTCAGCCGGTCCACTCGCTTTTACCTACAAGGATGGTGAAGGTGGATTGGCCAAGCACAAGATCGAAGTTGGCGACTGGGTAATGTTCAAATGGGGCGCAGGTACCTCATTTAACCCAAGCCGGGGTGTGGTAGTGTCCGGAGGTTGGCGATACCTGTCATCATTCAACGATGTCATTGGCTGGTGCAAACCCGAGTATATGCCTGACCCAGCCACCATGTGTTGGGAAGACACGGGCGATTTCGAAGTATCGCAAGAGCAAAACAGCAGTCCTATCATTACTGACAACACGATACTGCCCGAAGGCGTACGCGAGCGCACAGTGTACGGCGCACAAGGAAACGGCACATGACCGACCTGAACACGATGCTGCGACAGCAGATGCAAGCCAATCTGACAGCGCAACTAGATGCCGCCACACAAGCTGGCAACATCCAAGCCGCTCGCGCAGCTGCGCAGGCACTATCTGAATTTTCAGTTGCTAGTGCAGCCGCTGCACCGAAGCCTGCCAAAGCCAAGCCAACAATCGATCAAATCAAGAAAGCATTGACCGATAAAGCCGACTGGTTCGGCGTCGACCCGCGACGGTCCGCAAAGATTGTTGAAATCGGCAAGATGATGGACCCCGAACGTTTCGAAACGCCGGAAGCATTTGCTGTCGCGCTGCTGAAAGAATTCGAGAAGGAAGAAAAAACCGCTGCCCGTGACCCCCGTGATCCTGAAGACGACGAAGACGAAGACAAGAACGAAGACGAAGACAAGAACGAAGACGAAAAGGGTGATGACGTGGAAGCAAAACGCGCAACACGTGCGCCCGCCCCTCGCCGCAATGGGTCAGTGCAGCCAGAACTGAATACAGGCAGCCGGTCCAGTGGGGGCACCAGTCTGCGCCGCGCCATGGAAACTGGCGACATCAAGCAGCTGCCGCGCAATCTTGCTGACAACATCAAAAAGACAGCCGATAAGATGGCACGCAATGGCAGCAAAGAAGTACGCGCAGCCTTCGTTCAAAATGCTGTCAAGGCAACCGCACGCAGTGAACTGATTGCGACCGGCAAATATGATGGTCGAGACAACAAGTTCAAATAAGGATATCGCTATGTTTGATTTTGCCGCTGCTGCTGGCTTCAAAAGCTACACTGCCGGTTTGCCGCCGAACCTTGTTCCTACACCGCTGCCAGATATTCCAGCGGTACCGGAAATTGCTGATCCGACCGATGCGCTATATCCGTTTAATCAGCCGCAGAACGTCGAAAGCATTCTGCAAAACATCACTATCGACCGGCCATTGCCGTTGTTCATCCCGCCTGAACTAAAACACAAGCGGATGGAATATCGCATCATCAATGATCGACCGGAAGAATTCGCTGCTGCCATGATGCGTCATTGGCAGCCGGTCGATAAGGCTGAATTGCTGAAGTTGTTCGAAGGCAGAGTTTCTGGCAGCGACAAAACCGGACGCCTCATGAAACCCATTCTGATGGCGCGCGATGCTCGCATTGGTGAAGCTGAAATGAAGCTGAAGCGGCAAAAGCTGGCTGAACAAAACGCTGGCCTTGATCCGAAGAACCGAACTTTTAATAGCAAGTATGTCGACCCGCGTCTAACCATAAACAGCGGCGATACCACCGGCAGGTTTTCCGGTGTCGGTATGGGACGCATCAAGGTGTAGCCATGGCAAAGAAAGCGAAGCCCGACAAGAAAGCAAAGCTGACAGTCGAAGATCACCGCAAGCTGGCACGCAACCACGAAGCGATGGCGGATATCCATCGTGCCAGCGCGTCGCGTCATCGTGCCATGGCTACGCTGAAGTCGCCACCACCTAAAAAAGGCGATGTCGGTTATTACTAATCGTCCTTAGCATAGTCATACGATACGAGTGCTAGCGCACCCATGGTTTCCAGCAATGTAGCGTTGTGTTTGTGCACACGCGTTCGCATTTGTTTTGCGTCTTCGCCTTCGTATCTGACCGATGCCACCACGACAAAGTCATCCGGTCCGATACCTTCCTTTTCCAAGTCATCAGCTATCGAACGTAAAAATTCCGATATCGTCATCTCTTTTGGTTTGTCGGGTAGCTTGAAAATTTTTGCACTCATTGCAGCCCCGCCAGTGCGTAGTCGTTAACACCAAACGACGTAATTACACCATCCAGCCGGTTAGGTGACCGACCGATTTCCGTACGGATTTTTTCTTTCGGCGTCATGAACAACCGGGCTAGTTCGTCGCGTCGACAACCCGCAACACCCCACTTGTAACTTGCGCATTCCTCTTGAAGTTGTCGGTCATTGGGGATGCTGACTTCCCCGTTAAGCCAGAGATTGAACCTAAAATGCAACTCTGCACGCTTATTGCCAAACTGAACTGCATTGCTAGCACCATGACCGAAGTTGACAGCCACAACGCGTTCAGCTTTGTCCCGCATTCGAAGGCGTACTGCATCGACTAGTCCCTTTCCTAGCCCCGTGCTGTCTATGCAAATCACGTCCATATCAAAACGCTTGTATGCAGCAACCAGCCAGTCCGCCTGCACGTTCTGATCCGATGACGTGATTGCGCCCCAGATACGTTTTCCGATAGCAGTATCTTCCCGGTCGCACACGAACGTTTCGTCCACACCATCGCCAGCAGGATCAACCGCAATGATTTTTAACGCGCCTGCAGTTGGTTTGGCAACAGCTAGCATGGCTTTTTGCACCAGCGACGCCGCAAAGAAATCAAGCGTGCTGTCAGTCGAGAAGCATTCGGCAAACGTGGCTGGAAATTCTTGCTTAGTTAGCCGGTGGATAGCATCAATTGTGCCGCCATTCATGATTGCCAAGTCGTAATTCTGTCGCCAAAACCAATAGACTTGTTCAGCTGTAAGTCCGTGCAGCCTTTGATAATCAGTAAACTCGCGTGGTGCCATCCAGTCTTTCGGCACTGGCATCGAATATTCCGGCATGATGTGCCACGGCAAAAAATGCAATCGCCAGAGGCCGGTGTTCTTTTCTTGATGCGCCTGTTCGCACATGTTGAAAAACATGCCGCTCGCACCGTTGCCAGTACTTTCAAACATGATTTCAGTGTTGGGCTGGTCCAGAACTGTCTTGAGCAAGCCCGATGACAAATCTTCTGTGTTGTCGAAGAACGCCGCTTCGCTCAGATGCAAAAGGTGCGTGTCGTCGCTGCGCCCGATATCGCCACCCTCTGCGCTTGAAACGCGATAGATCGATTGAAGCCGGTCAAAAATCAACTCGCGTGCATTCGATGCGCCAAGGTGCGGTTGCCATGGTTCTGGCAACTCCGCATAGAACAACTTTACTTCGCGGTGCAAATTAGTCGCACTATCCGTGCGGTGCGCGACGACATGCGCGCGTCGACCTTTAGTGGTTGCAGTCTTGTAGAAGAACCGTGCGCCAATATACGTCGACACACCCATTCGCCGCGCCTTGGGAATTAGTGCGCGAATGCGTCCGTAAGTTTCCAATTCCCATTCAAGCCGCCTGTGCAGCAGCTGCTGCGCAGCATTGAGAATAAACGGTTTGCGTTCGCCACCTTCACGTGGCCTGATCTTAATAAATTTTTCACGATACCGGTCAAAACTTTTCAGCAACGACCGGATTTGATCTTCATCAGATAGCGTTATCGCCCAAGGATAATTCACCGAAACGCCCAAGGTGAATTGTACGTATTACGATATGGCGAAAACTGCGCCAGCATCCACGACCACGGGTCTAAATTCTGTTGCTGCTGTTGCGTGGTATCGGTCGTCAGCTTACCCATGACCTGATTTTGATTATACGCGGTAATGATCGGTTCCGGTGCACCACCGTACCCGCCAAATCCGGCTGCAGCCGCTGCCGTATTGGCGTTGGGGCTGCCGCCTAGGCTCAGACCACTGCCGAAAACACCCGTATTAGGGCTGTTCAGCGACGATTGCGCCTGCGGCCCCAGAACGCCACTGGCTGCCATGTCCGCAATGCCCGGTCTTCCGCCCTGTGGCGCGGGGGCTGCTACCTCTGTCGGCGGTGCAGGGGCTGGTGCTGGGGCAGGCGCGGGCGCTGGTGCGGGTGCAGGAGCCGGGGCAGGTGCAGGGGCGGGAGCCGGTGCCTGTGCTGTAGGGGCCGGAGAAGCCGGTGTGACGGCAGTCCCTTGGTCGCTGTAGCCAGTTAGTGACGCAATGCCGCTAGTGGGACCGGGGCTTTGTCCAGTCGCAAGGTTTCCGAACGCAGCGAGCGCAGCCGGTTCATAGGCGTAGTCGCCCGTCACCGGTTCCGCAATGGTGACGCCGGGTTGCTCCGAGACGAAGTCGCCAAACTCGCCTTGCAAGGCACCGAAGCCCCCCGGCACCCCTGTGCTGGTCGCACCACCGAATGTTTCGGCAGGCACGCCAGCAATACTGCCTTGGGCTGCTGGGTTGCCTTGACCAGCAAGTTCAAATCCAATCCCCAGCGCAGGGTTGATGCCACCGGGGTTACTCAACGCGCCAACCCCGTAACCGCCGAATGCAGGATTGCCGAACGCACCAACGCCAGTAACCAGACCAGCATTGGGATTGTAGCCGCCTAGAAGCGCACCACCTTGCGGGCCTTGTTGCCCTTGCCCCAGTGCACTGAAATCACCAGCGACCATCGCATTCGGGCTGGTGCCGATAGTGCCGGGCACGCCAACAATACCGCCCACACCCGGAGTATCGACGTTGATGCCACTCGGGGTGGTGTCCACGTTTCCGAACGTACTCGAAGGGGCTGTCGTCCCGAGGCCGGTCGTTCCGTAACCGCCACCTT